GGATTTTATCTGAAGAAGAAAAACGACAATTAATGACAGAATTAGATTCTATAGCAGGAGCTGATTCTACCGTTAATGCAAAAGTAGTAGATTTAACTTCAAAACAAAATCAATTAGAATCTGATTTAAATGATTTACAAGACGGAATAATATAATATGGTAAAATCAGTCGACATAACAGTTGGAGAAGTATTAGACATTATTTATGATGATAAAAATCCTAATTTAAGTTATGGAATAAAAGTAAAATTATTTGACGCATCTAACGTAGAAGACAGCAGTTCTCCTGGCGCTATAACAGCATCTCCATTAAACTCAAATGTACTTCGCGTACCATTAAAAGGAGAAATTGTACTTTTAACTAAAGCTCCTAGCTCATACGCTTCCGGTCTATCTAATTCGTTAGAATGGTATTACATTGATATAGTTAATTTACAAAAAGATATACATCATAATTCTATTCCAACTGTTAGTAAATTTCAACTTAATAAAAACCCACAAGCTTCTGGAAATTATAACCAAGCAGCTGCAGGAAATACTAATCAAGAGCAAGCACCAGCTTCGGATAAAAATTTTACAGAACTTGAAACTGTTAAACCATTACAGCCTTATGTAGGAGATTTACTAATACAAGGACGTTACGGAAATTCTATTAGAATGACTACTACCCCTAAGTCAGGTGCTTTTACAAAAGTAGCTAAATGGAAAGACGGAAACCCAGGAGCGCCAATAACAATTATACGTAATACAGAGCAAGTAACTAATACTGGTAAAACAAACGACTTTACTACAGAAGACTTTAAAAATGAAGACAATGTTATTGTAATGACTTCTGGTCAAAGTATTGAGTTTGAACAGTCTTCAGGAATACTAGACGCAATTAAAAGTAAAAAAATAACTTCATGGAAAGATGATAAATGGGGTAAATCTCCGCAAATGCTTCTTTCTTCAGGTAGGATTATTTTTAACAGCTGGCAAAAGGAAATAATTGCTTTTGCAAAAAATGGAATAGGTCTTTCTTCTGAAACGACAATAGCTATTGACTCTAAAGATAGTATATCATTAAATTCTAAAAAAATTGAACTAGGAGATAATGCAACTGAACCTTTAATTTTAGGTAATCAATTTAAAATTTGGATTAATAATTTGTTAACTACGCTAAGTACACTTACTCCAATATCTCCAATGGGCCCATGCGCTCCGCTAGTATCAACACCGCAATGGGCTTCAGTTGAAGGATTTAGGGGGCAAATAGACACATTTTTAAGTCAAGTTGCTTTTACTAAACAGTTAGTTAATATAGTACCGGGAAAATCATTTAAACGTAAACCGTCTGATAGGAGATTAAAAGAAAACTTAAAATTAATAAGTCAGTCTCCTAAGGGTATTAATATATATGAATTTAATTTCAGATCAGACCCTTCAAAAAAATATCAAGGAGTAGTAGCTGATGAATTAATTGGCACAGAGTTTGAAAACGCGGTATCAACAAATGATAAAGGATTTTTAGTAGTAGACTACTCTTTAATTGATGTTAAGTTTATTCCTAAATTTGATTTAGAAGTAAAAGAAATTAATAGCTATACTGAACAAGCTAAGCTTGCGTTGATAACTTCTAAAGATGAAACTTTGTCTTCTGAAGAGCGATTAGCGGCTCAAGAAGTTTATACGTTATATTCTGAAAAAATTAAATCTAAAACAGACTCAACTGCAATTAATTTATTAGAAGGTACTATAGATACCACCTCTTTACAGGAAATGGCAGTAATTAATAGCAATTATATTTTAATTAATAGCTCTAAAATTGACCGACTGTCTACTAATTCTCTAGTAAATGGAATTAAGTCAGCAGAACTTGCTCTTAAAGATGTAGGAATTGTAGAGTTTGGATCTTCAGAGCCTAATCAGCGTATAGGTAACATGTTACGTAATGTTAATTTTAAACCTAATATGTATTATGCTGCAGCCGCTGTTACTACATGGTGGGGTGAAGCTGGTATTATTAAAGAAAAATTTTCTACATGCTCTGAATGGTATGACTGGGCAATTAAAAATAATAAACTATCCACTACTCCAGTAATAGGATCAGTAGCTTTATTTAGATATGGAAACTTTAATAAAGCTAATGGAATTGGATTAGTAGTTGAAATTGATAATGACAATACGGTTACAATTGTAGAAGCTGATACAATGACCGATCGACAAGAAAGTGGTATAGGCGGAATATTTACTAAAGTAGTAAATCCGATTGCAATCATCGGATACATTTTACCGTAATTTTTTATTAATAGATAATTATTAAAAATATCGAAATGAATTCAAAAGATTTTATACAAACCTTACGAAAAGTAATTAGAGAAGAAGTTCAGACTGCAGTTCGCGCTGAATTAAATAACATCCTTAATGAAGGGTCAGTTACAAAACAAACTAAAATTGTAGAGCAAAAGAAACCAGCTCCTAAAACTACTTATACTAGTTCAGTAAAAAAACAATATGTTAAAAATTCATTACTTAATGACATATTAAATGAAACTTCTGGCCATACAGCTACCGGGCCCATGGCTACGTTAGATGAAAGTATCGACTATAATGACTTTTCTGAGTGGCCGACTATGCAACGTGGTACAAGACCTTCAATGCAACCAAAGTCAGTATTACCGACAACAGATTTAGAAGGTAGACCTGTTAATATTAACAATTTACCTGAAGATGTCGTGAGCGCTTTAACAAAAGACTATTCAGCTTTAATGAAAGCGATTGATAAGAAAAAAGGTAAATAATGTCTATAATTAAAAAATATAATCCTATTGATTTATTACCAGATGTTGCAGTTGGTATCAAATTGCCATTTACAGGTAAATCTGGAAATTTATTTGATTTATCATATTCAACTGAAGATCAAGCTTTGTCTAATTTAAAAAATTTACTTTTAACTAGAAAAGGCGAACGTATAATGGAGCCGTTTTTTGGTACTACTATACAAGATTCTTTATTTGAGCCTAATACAGATACTCTAGTTGAATTAGTTCAAGGATCTATAACAGACGCAATATCATTTTGGTTACCATATATTAATGTGCGATCAATTAATGTCGAAAGAGTAGTAGCTGCTTTAGGCGCACAACAAGAGCATGGAATTACTATTAATTTAACAGTGTCTGTTAGTGAGAATGGCGCAAATACACCTATAACATTTTTAGTAACTCCTAGCACAATAACTATTTTATAATATGGCACAGATTAAAAAGGACATAAGATACTTAAATAAAGATTTTAGTCAATTTCGAGCAAATTTAATTGAATTTGCAAAAAATTACTTTCCAAATACGTATAACGATTTTAACGAATCTTCTCCTGGTACCATGATTATTGAAATGGCTTCATATGTAGGAGATGTTCTTTCATATTATACAGATAATCAATTAAAAGAAACGTTATTACCGTACGCCAACTATACTCCTAATGTCATGACATTAGCTGCGACAATAGGATATAAGACAAAAAATACAATTCCTTCTTCAGTAGATTTAGATGTATTTCAACTTTTACCAGCAAAAAATACTCCTACAGGTAAAGTACCTGACTGGTCATATGCTCTTACTTTAAAAGAGGGTATGATAGTTCGCGCGGACGACTTTAATGTAGAGTTTCGTACAATAAGTTTAGTAAATTTTTCTACATCAAGTAGTTTAGACCCTACGGAAGTTAGTGTATATCAAGTTAACGATTTAGACGGAACTCCGGAGTATTATTTATTACGTAAAAAAACTAAAGCTGTATCTGGTACAATTCAAACCGCGACATTTAATTTTGGAAATGCAAGACGATTTGATAAAATTTTAATTCAAGATTCGGATATAATTGAAGTAGTATCAATACAAGATTCTGACGAAAATGAGTGGACCGAAGTACCGTATTTAGCTCAAGAAACTGTGTTTGAGACAGTGGCGAATACAGTCCAAAATGACCCGACGCTATCGTCATATGGAGAAGTGCCATACTTGCTAAAATTAAAAAAGACAGCCAGAAGATTCGTAACAAAATTTACTCCAGATAAAAATTTAGAAATTCAATTTGGACCGGGTATATCTGCAGACAGCGACGAAGAGATAATTCCTAATCCAGACAATGTCGGAAATAGTCTAGTCGGGTTACAAACTCAATATGGACATCCTATTGATCCTTCTAATTTTATGTATACAAAATCTTATGGTCAAGCTCCTGCAAACACTACATTAACAGTTAAATATACACGCGGTGGTGGCGTTTCAAGTAATGTGCCTGCATTTACAATTACTAATATAGTTCAAATTTCATATGAAATTGATTCTGAAAACTTAGACTTAGTATTACTAAATAGAATTCAATCTTCAGTAGCATGCACTAATCCGTTACCAGCGATTGGAGGAAAAAGTGCAGAAACGTTAGACGAAATACGACAAAATGCTTTAGCGCAATTTGCTTCACAGCAACGTGCTGTTACTGGATTAGATTATGTAATACGAGCATATTCAATGCCTGCTAAATTTGGCTCTGTAGCAAAAGCGTATATCATTCAAGATGAACAAACAAATCCAAATAATACTGCACAGCGTATACCTAATCCATTAGCGTTAAATTTATATACTTTAGGGTATGATGGTAATGGTAGATTGGCAGAACTAAATCCTGCTATTAAAGAAAATTTAAGAACATATCTTTCAGAATATAGAATGATAACAGATGCCGTTAACATAAAAACAGCATTTATTATTAATATAGGCATTAAATTTGAAATAGTTACTTTACCGGAGTATAATTCAAATGAAGTATTATTAAATTGTATTACAAAATTAAAAAGTACTTTTGATAGTAAAAAATGGCAAATTAACCAACCTATAGTACTTTCAAAAGTATATACAGAGTTAGACAGAGTTGAAGGAGTTCAGTCAGTAACTTCATTAAAAATTGCAAATTTATATGATAAAGATTCTGGATATTCTGGTAATGCTTATGATATTACAGCAGCTACAAAAGATGGCGTAATTTATCCTTCATTAGATCCTAGTATTTTTGAAGTTAAATTTCCAAATACGGATATTATTGGTAAAGTTAATTCAATGTAAAAATAAATAAAAATGATTTGGTCATTACCTGCATTACAAGACACGACAATATATGAATCAGATCCGTACAGAAATGCGGGTTTAGATGAAATTTTAGAATTAAGAAAAACTGGAGATGTTAGTAAATTAAATTTAGAAGAGTCTAGAATTTTAATTAAATTTGACTTGGATAAATTAAATTCTAAATTAAGTCAGCACTCTATATCAATTAATGATATAACTGCTAATTTAAACTTATATCCGATTATGCAATCTGAATTGCCACTGTCATATACAATCGAAGCTAAAGCTTTAGCAGCTGATTGGAAAAATGGTACAGGATATGCTACTGCGCCTGCAGGTCCGCAAACAAGTACCAGTGTGGTTGACGGAGCTACATGGATATCTGTTGGTGGGTTAGGAACAACTAGCTGGTCAGGCTCTATAGCACCAGGATCTGAAATGGTATATTATAATTCAGGCTCTGCAGGTGGAGGAAAATGGTATACAAGCTCAATTGCAAGCCAATCATTTAGTTTTAAGTCTTCAGATAAAATTAATATAGACGTTACTAATATAGTAAAAGACTGGTATAATAATGTTTATCCAAACTATGGATTAATTCTTTCATATAGATATAATAATATTACTGCAAGCAATTATCCAGAAACTAATATACAAATTTATTCTTCAGATACTCATACAGTTTATGAGCCGCATTTATATATTAATTGGACTGGAAGTTTAGTATATAATACAGGGTCATTAAAAGAAATAACTTATGAAGATGATCCTGTAATTTACACTAAATCATTTAGGGGTGAATATTTAAAAGATAATTTAATTAGAATTAATTTAGGTGTACGTCCTAAATATCCTAGAGCTGCATTTACTCAAAATTCTAATTTTTCATTAATGAAAGCGCTTCCTAAAGAGTCTTATTATCAAATTAAAGACGCTCATAATGATGAAACTATTATTCCGTTTAGTGAATTTACAAAAATCAATACTAATGTAAGTGGAAGCTTTTTTAATTTTTATTCTACTATGATGTATCCAGAGCGTTATTATAAATTTGAAATAAAAGCAGTATTTGATGGAATAACAGAGTATTTTCAATCTAACTCTTATTTATTTAAAATAGTAAAATAATGGCTTTAATTAAATTCGATCGAAGAAGACTTTTATATGGAGATATTAAACCTGAAAAAGTTGTTCCGATAAAATATCAAGCGTATGAAAAAAACGCAAAAGGGTCTACAGTAGTTGATTTAAATAAGCCTGCAGTAGATAGCCAAAGAAAATTGTTAAGTTTGTATACTTCAAAAACTTCACAAATTAAATTTAACCAAGTTGTTGATATTGAATTTCAAGACTTTGCTATTCAAGAAACTGACAATTCTATATTACTATTACAAAATAGATTAAATGCGTTATTATCAGAAAAAAATTCATTATTAAGTTCTCGCGATTTAGACAAAGCAAAAATTGAAGAATTAAATGCTACTATTGAAGAGTTAAGAAGACAACTTCAAGATGCAATTAGCGAATTTACTAAGTTTAAAGTAGAGAATACATTCGAACAGTTAATTAATGAAATTCCAGATACACTATCGTTAGGTGGGTATTTAGGATCAAATCGTTTAGGTAGACCTGGTGACCCCGGATATCCGCAAGTTGAAAATGCGTTACTATCTAAAAATAGAAAAGCTAAATTAGTAATTCAGTCAGACGGCAATTGTGTTATTACTAAAGGAGAATATGATATAAAAGGTAATGTTATAGGTTCTGATGAAGTTGTAGATGCGTTTGGTTGGGATAATGGAGCTTCTTCTCCAAACTTTTTCTTCTTTTATCGAGCTTGGTCTCCTACTAGCACTCAGCCGGCTGCGTTATCTGTAGGCGGTATAGTTCCTGTATGGAGAGATAATTGGAGAACACCTGTATTTGATAACGTATCTAATAGAGCAAAAGTAGTATTAGAAGATTCAGCAACATTGTCTATATATGATGGGGATAGAATTATATGGTCGTCTTTTGGAATTGATTTAAATGCAGATTTATATAATATACGAAAGCAACGTGAGGCTGAAGAATTAAAACGCATTACTGAAGAAGCTGAAAGACGTAGAATTGAGCAAGAAAGGTTAGCTGCTGAGCAAAGAAGAAGAGAAGAATTAGCTGCTGAGCAAAGAAGAAAGGAAGAGGCTCGGTTAGCGCGCGAGGCAGTGCTTCGAGATAAATTAGCTAAAGCAAAAAATGATACAGCGCCTTTAAGTGACGACTTTCGTTCGCTAGGAATTAATTATCAAGTTATACCTACCGGAGTATCACCTCGATTAGATTTTCAACGAGAATTGAGAATAACTTATAGCTTAGTTCAAGAATATGAGCAATTATTTAGTAGATATCCTGAATTAAACGACGCCGAAACTCGTGAAATTTTTCGTATGAGATATGTATCTGACAGTAGATTAAAAACAGATATTAACTTAATTGGACAATCTCCTTCTGGAATTAACATTTATTCTTTTAAATTTAAAGATGATATGACTAAAACTTATCAAGGAGTAATTGCTGATGAATTAGTAAACAGTCAGTTTAAAGATGCTATATCAACATCTGAAGATGGATATTTAGCTGTAGATTATAATTTAATTGACGTAGACTTTATGGAGCTAAATTAACTTACTAGAATAATTAATTAAGATATTTATTTAAAATAAAGTAAGTAGATGTTATCTGTATATACCAATCAACAAAATCTTTTAAGAGCGACGTCAGAGGCTAATGTATCTAGAATTGAATCTGTAGATTCAGAACTACTTAAATTGGATTTTGAACAATATTCCGTAACATTCGACGATAAAAATGTAATTCCAGATTTAGAATTACATGTATATACTCCTGACGGATTATACTTAACAGGCAATCATAAAGTTAAGCATTTTTCTGTTGAAAGAAACGACACTACTTCAAATTTAGTTGCTTTACAACATTTAGCGATTGATATCCCTAAAGCTTTAAATGAGTTAGGATTAACGAGAGGTCAATATAAAGTTATATATAATTTATTTGACAATGTATTAGGTAAGCCGATTGAATTAAATTCAAATCTTAGCAACGCAGCTGATCCGACAAAGCTTTGGATAAAAGAAATTTCCCCTTCTAGACGAGAGCTTCGATTACAATTGTCAGATAATGATAATCCTGTTTTAATAAAACAGTTAGAAACGTTTGAGAAAAGATGGGAGTCACTTTCTGCGGATGATCGATTTGATTCTTTCGTTTTAAATTTTGGATTTAACGAAACGTTTCAGATAATTAATATGCGTTTCGAAACTAAGTTTACAGAAACTCCTGAACTTATAATTAAACTTTACAATCCATTACCTGCGAAATACGGAGAGAAATCGAAAGTATGGATATCAGAGGAAATTATCAATCCAGTTATTGATACGATAATTTTAGTTTCTAAAATTGTAGAAGAGCCTGTTAACAAATTAAGACCTGCAAATTTTGAAATTGAAGAGTTTGAAGCGAGTTCAGTAGCTACCGACTTTAAAACATGGAACGACTTATTATCAACTAATATAAAAACTTCACAGCAGATTATTGATAATCAATTTTCTGGCTCGTTATCTGGAATTAAATTAAACGTTAATTATAGAATTTTTGACAATTTTGTTCATTATGGCTCAGCTGTTGAACGAGTTAAAAACTTTAAATATAAATTAGAATTAATTGAACAATATTCTGACAGAGTTACTAGTTTATTAAAAGTTTCTGATAAATTAATCGTTCAGTCTAATTTAAACGATTTATATACTAAGCGTAATCGAGTAGTTAGTGGATTTGATGATTTTGAAAAGTATTTATTTTTTGAATCTACGGGAAGTAAACTTTATACTCATTTTGACGAAATAACAGGGTCTAGAACTATAGAACCTGTTGAGCCATGGCCAAAGACTGTACCGACAAGTTTAACTTGGGTAGATGCTTATCAGTTATGGAGTACAATGGCCACCCAATGGAAAGTCGGTAATCCGCCAGATCCATATCAATACTTTTCTATTCAAGAAAGAACTACGTCTAATACTGCAATAACTTATTTTAATAATTTATTGGAAATTGCAGAGACGTATGATAAAAATAATGTACATAAACTACAAAGCACCATACCGTATCATATTCAATCAAATGAAGGTAATGAAGAATTTTTGTTGTTTATACATATGTTAGGACAGCATTTTGATATTTTATGGACGTATATCAATCATTTATCTAGAATTAAACATCGAGAAGAGCATCCTAAAGATGGCATGCCTGATGAATTATTATATCACGTAGCTTCTTCTTTAGGATTTGAATTATTAAATGGTCGTTCATCTTCTGAATTATGGAAGTATGTATTAGGTACTGATGAGTATGGCGATGTATTAAAAAATAGTCAAGGTCTCGTTCCGCTATCAGACAAACAAATAACTAGAGAGATATGGAGACGTATTGTTAATAATCTACCATATATTTTAAAAACTAAAGGAACTTCTAGATCAATTAAAGCGATGTTAAATTGCTTTGGTATTCCATTGACTGTATTAACTATAAAAGAATACGGCGGTCCGTCTACGTTTACCGCTGACGATCATTATCCGGAATATATACATGATGTATTTCATTATGCATGGTTTTCAAATTCTCCGACGGGAAGTTTATTACTTAATGTAGGACAATATGTTAATGGAGATTACCAAACAGTAGCACCTAATACATTAGAATTTAGATTTAAAACAGATAATAATTACGATTATTTCCAAAACAATTATTATAATATATTATCTTTATCAAGCGGATCAGTTAGTGATGTTTATAATTTAATTTTATCTAAAGAGTCTGCTTTTGATGAGGAAGGTACTTTAACTTTATTTAATAGAGTAACAGGTCAAATTGCAACAGCATCTAATTTAGAGATATTCGATAATAGCTGGAATTTAGTTAGTATTGAATCTACTAACGCAACAGCTTCATTAAAAATTGTAAAGTCCTTATATGGAAAAACAATATACATAAAGTCTGCAAGTTTTTATGGAGAAGATTTA